TTTCGTCACCGGCATAAACTCAGGCTTGCGTATATCCGATTTACTTCGTTTAAGAGTCCGCGACGCCAAACGAATGTACATCGATTTACGCGAGAAGAAAACCGGCAAGCAGAAACGGATCAAAATAAATAAGGCCCTAAAAAAAGCCCTGGCCGATTACATTAAAGACAAGGATGACCAGGAATTTTTGTTTAAGAGCCGTGAAGGGCTTAACAAACCAATCAGCAGAAGCACAGCATACAACATATTGAAAGAGGCTGCGGAATACGTCGGACTTGATGGGATCGGCACCCATACCATGAGAAAAACGTTCGGTTATTGGCACTATAAAAAATTCAAAGACGTGGCTCTGCTTCAAGAGATATTCAACCATTCCAGCCCTGACGTCACGCTTCGATATATCGGGATTACTCAAGACACAATGGACCAAACAATGGACGCATTCAGCTTGTAAGCTCATCTGTCTTCAAAGCGGATGAGTTTTTTCTGCCTATTTTAACGAACTAACCATAATGAGAAAGTGTCCGACTCATTTTGAAGAAATGGCTTAAAACATTGCAGAGCAAAGGGTTCAGCGTTTCTGTGAATTGGACACAATATAAGATATGGTTAATTCGTGGATAAAGTGGATAAGTTAAATGGATTCTGAGTTATAATAAGTCTGAATAGGAGTGATGCAGGTGGAACTTGAGACATTTTCGGCAGTAGCGACAATAATTTCTGCCATAGCAACTGTGATTGCTGCCATAGCAACGGCAATTGCTGCAAGGGCGTCCCGTGCAGCTGCTGATGAAGCAAAAAAAAGCAACGAAATTTCAAAAAAAGAAATAAATAAAAGGGAAAGACCAGTTTTAGATTTACCAACAAAACATTTTAGTGCGAAGCTTGGATCTGATTTTTTTTCACAATGGGAAGATGGGGACCCTGATCATAAAATAAACCGCGCTTCTGATTTCTATCTGGATTTGTATAATATATCGGATACTACTGCGCGTAATGTCGTCATGACATTTGAACGTGAACATACTAATGAGGCGGTTAAAGAACTACTTGTTGATGGTAAGTGGTGTTCCTCGGGAAAACAGCTTGGAGTAAAGCATACAGAATATGAAGGGAGATTTAATTTGTTATTTTATGATAAAGATGCTTACAAAGATAAAATTGCACCAATAGCTACTATGACAGAAGCATTAGGAAGTATTTATCCTATTAAATATAACAATGAATCGACTAAAGTACATATACCAATATACTTTACATACCTAATGAATTTTGTTTGTAATGATATTAGCATATATGAAAAACAACATAAAATTAGTTTATTATTAACTTTAAAATACAGTGACCCTTCTAATAAAAAAGAATACATTCAAAAAATACGCTTAAGACCTATGTTTAAAAAGATTATTAAAAATAGAAATGGGGAAGGGGTTTCTTTTTTTGGGAGATTAATAAGCGAAGAGATTTCTAACAAGGAAATAATAATGGCAGAATAATGGCACAATGTTGGCGCTTCATTTCATTTTAGATCGGTTATTATGGTATTAGGTCAAAAAAACACTATAGCGACTTCCTTATTGGAGGTCGCTTTTTATGTTCTCCTAAACTGGATCTAGACAATTGTGGTGAAGAATGAAACCAAACGGGAGGGACATTCTGAGCCGGATCGCGCTAGTCTTGCGGCTTTGGTATCGGGAGATTGTAAGAAGTATGTTTTTTAGAGATGCCGTCTTACAATGCTTGGCTTCCTCCCGGAGTATGTGTAAGGCGCAAATTTTAATAAGCGTTTAGCGTAAGGAGGGAAACGTTCGACAAATTTCGTGAATTGTTCCATTTCTAGACTTCTTGTCCGATAATAGAAAAAGGGAGGACAAGTTGACATGAAGAAAAGAGTACCGGAAAGTAAAATTTTAAATTTAGATTCTGCGCTTATATTGGGATATATAACTTTTATGGGTTATTTTATTGCTTATATTTATCAAAAGACTTACTTTGATTACTTTAAAATACCATCTGTATTTCTCCAAAACATTAGTATAAATACTATAATCATAGCTATAATAAGTTTCTCAGGTTTTCTAGGCATTTTAATGCTTGTATATAATTTATTGAATGAAATGATTGATTCTAACGATAATCCTATAATTCAACGGATAAAAGTATCAATACCTTTTATTTTGATAGCCATAGCAGTCAAGATCTACTTTAAAACTAAAATAATAATTCATATTGGGTTGGCGATATTCTTAATAAGTTGTATTTATAATTTTGTGTTTCCTTTATTACTGGTCAAAACGAAAGGATATAAGAACAAACTTAGGAGATTTCATTTTACTGGTAATCAAACTTCTTTTAGAGAGATTTTGTACTATACATATAAAAAAACGCCTTTAGCATTTTTAGCACTTGTACTTTCAGGTTCATTTTTTATTGGAGTTTCATCTTTTGTATTTGCTTATGAAAATGCAAATACACAAAAAAAATTTGCCGTTACTAAAATAGATGGTGCTGAATATATAGTGTTTGAAATTCAAGGTGATAAGGCGATTATAGCGGAATTAAAAAAGGATGAGATAATTCCTAAATATAAAAAGGTTGAAATTGAGAATTTGTTTATTGAAAAAAAGACTTTTAATAAATTAAAGCTAAGTAAATAAAAGCACAGCACCCAATGTGGTGCTTTTTTATGTTCTCTGTAAACCGGGTTCAGTGAATCTCAGACAAAACGATTGGTGGCAAAGGGTGCCTCTGAGTGTGGGCCCGGTTTAGAAAGAATATAAGTTTGATAAGATCGTAAAGGATAATTGTTCGACAAATTTCACGATTCCATTGTCAGTCTCTTTAATCGATAATAAAGTAAAGGGGAGGTGATAGATTATGAAAAAATTTAGCAAAATAGTAATTAACAAAGATGTCGAAGTGTTAGGTGAAGGTTACTATGAAAAATTTGATGAAGAAATATTTGTAGAAGCCTCGGACTCTAAAGTAGTACAATCTTTTAAAAAGCTGGCGGATCAAGAGGTAATTATTTCGAGCATTAAATTTGAAGACTTCGATGGAATGTTCGGTATTTATACAGGTCTTTATTTAATTTGTCGGATTCAGGATGACGAAATCACTTTGGAAAAGAAATAATCTAAAAAAGGGAAGATACCGTACGGTGTCTTCTTTTTATTTCAGAAGGGTTGAAAATGGCAAAAACAATAGGACAACAACGTGGGGTTGGGACAAGGGTGATTGTTTATAATCGATACCTTAACAACCGAGGGGAGGTTCATAATGAATAAACCTTTAAAGCCCTGCAATGAGCCAGGCTGTCCGACTCTCACCCGGGAAGGTTACTGCGAACAGCACAAGCGGACAAAGCCAACCTATGACCAATACCGGGAGTCAGCTGCCCGCCGGGGGTATGATAGCAAGTGGCGGAAGGCAAGACAAAGTTATCTGTCAAAGCATCCTTTCTGTGTTTCCTGCATGAAGGAGGGCAGGCGGGTTCCCGCGACAGTTGTTGACCATATCACACCGCATAAAGGAGATAAAAAACTATTTTGGGACTCTTCCAACTGGCAGCCGCTGTGTGCGCCCTGCCACAACAGGAAGACCGCGAAGGAGGATGGAGGCTTTGGCAACAGAACATCAACCCTGCGTATGTGATCACTGTGGAACCAAGTTCCATATCAAAGGATGTTCGAAGGTTAGGAAGCATGATAACGGGGTACGGCAGCATTACATCAAGTGTCCTCGGTGTCAGACTGAATACACGTCCTACTACACAAACGAGACGATCAGGCGCATACAGCAGAAGGTAAAGAAGCTGACTGTACTACGTCTCAAAGCACAAGCTCAAAAGGGAATTGACGTATACAAGCAGAAATACACGCAAGCTCGAGAGGAATTAGAAACGGCCATGCTACAGCTGCGGGAGGAAATGGAGACCCCCCGCCCTTAAATCTCTGGAAAGGATTCGCCGGAGACCGCGCTCCCCTCCACATTTTGAAAAATTCCCTAAATGAAATTTCGGAAGGAGGTGAGGGAATGGCAAGACCAAGGCAACCAGTTGACTTATTGCTTGTGAAAGGTAAGAAAAACCTGACAAAACAGGAGATTGAGGAACGAAGAAAGCAGGAGATCAAGGCGCCAAGCGACAAGGTAAAGGCGCCTTCTTATTTACCGAAAGACTTAAAAAGGGAATTCAAAAAAATAGCGGACGAGCTGAAAAACATCGGAATTATGACGAATTTAGATGTTGATGCGCTCGCCCGTTTTTTATATTCACGGAAGCTCTACCTTCAGGTGACGGACGAGCTGCTTGAGCAGGGGCCAATGAAAACAATAGTCGTCAGAGATGTGGATGAACAGGGAAATATCGTGGGGGAAAAAGAAAAAACGGTAGTTAATGAAGCGTATTCGGACTTGCTTATCAATCAAGATAAACTATTCAAACAATGTCGGCAGGCTTCCAGTGATTTGGGCTTAACCATTTCCTCGCGCTGCAAGCTCGTTATTCCTAGAAAGGATGACGACAAGCTGAAATCAAAAGAGGAAGAGCGGTTCGGGGGCCGGATGTAATGCAAGAGGTCACCGCTGAAATTCTGATCGAGCGTGTATGGGCCTATTGCGAAAAAATACTTTCCGGTGAGATAAAGGCTTGTCAAAAGCATAAATGGGCTGTGCAGCGATTTTTTAAAGATGTTGAGGCGTTAGCGGACCAGGATTGCCCCTTTTACTATGACGCTGAAGCAGTGCTAGATTTTTACGAATGGGCGCGGCAGTTCAGGCATGTTGAGGGGATACTTGCGGGTGAGCCGATTGAGCTGACGGACTTTCAGCTCTTTATTGCGGCCAATGTATACGGCTTTTTTAAAAAGGAAAACGGTGCCCGCCGGTTCCGAAAAGTTTATATCCAGCTGGCTCGTAAGAATGCGAAATCGCAATTTCTCGCGCTCATGGCGTCTTATGAAGTGTTCCCGACAACCGAAAAACATCGGGTGTTTATTGCTGGATGGTCCCGGGAGCAGTCGGACGAAGTTTACCAGGCGATTCTTGAACAGTTATTGCGAAATATCTCGGCCATTGTGGTGGATCAAGCAAGCGACCTGCAACATCGGCCCCAAAAGAAAGCACGAAAAAGCCGGAGGGAAAAAAGTACCCACTACCGATTGGAATTTACAAAAGCCCAATGATGAAGGGAACGGCTGTCCGGCAGATTCAGGAAGCATTAGCTGCCCTCTATTTCTAACCAGACAAAGATGCCAAAAATAACGGCATTGATGGCTTTTACGGGTGAATGCGGTCAAACGGTTCCAACTATGCATGGGCTGTCTCTGATGGATTTACGGGCCGAAGACGAAAGCGAAAATTGAATCGTTACTGAAGTAATAAAAAAGGCCCTCTCGTAAAAAAGTGGGCCTCTCAAGTCTTTTAAATAGCTTCTTTTATTTGCTCTATTACACTTTTTAACCATTGTATAGGAGTTAATCCGATAGCAGGAAAATAAATTTCGCAGTGCGATTTTATAAAGTCTTCTTTCTCTTGATCAGATATGTCACTATTTAAAAACT